ATTCAAAAAGAATTGTAGGTTGAACGTTTTGTTATTGCTATTGGTCTGATTGATGTTGTTTTGATTAATAGTGTTGGATACATTCGGTTGTATATTTTTACAAACTTCAATCATTTGTTTTTGCAATTCCTGATTTGATTTTACTATATCCAAAACTATATTAGTCAATTCATAGTTTGATAATGTACCATTATTTGATTTTGTATTATCATCAATAATAGTATTTTTTGAATCTTTATTAAATTCACATTTTTTTTGATGTTTCCATAAACCAGATATAGTTTTGAATGTTTTATTACAAACACATAACTGCGTTTTAGATGCGCCGTAATTTTTGTTTTCAACAGTAAAATTATTTTCCTCGATTTTCCTTTTGTGTTTTGCAGTCGATAAATGTCGAATCATATCACTATTTTGTTTACATTTAAAGTTGCAAATTTCACAATTATATGAATTGATATTTTTATCACAGTAATCGCCGTAAGATGCTTTTCCTAAATTGGTCATTTATTTCCTAATATAGGAAAATATTTTACTGTGAAAAATAGAACGCACCTTTTTTAAAAGAAATTTATGGTAACAAAAACAAAATTAAAATTTTGGTAACCACTGCATAATTTTCATTTATGGTCACAAAACATGTTTTTCTCAAAAAGTTTTTTTGAAAATCAAAATTGGACATTTATTTTTGTCCATTTTTCAAATTCCCAAAAAAGTTTTGCGAATTTTATTTCACTTTTTTGAAAATGATATGTGTGGAAGCATCCCCATTCGATAAAACCCAAATATTACTTTGTTTTATAAATGTATGACGTACATCCAATCAAATAAAAACAACACAAACATTGTTGTTTCAAGATATAAAAAAAACGTAGATTTTGTTTATCGCATCAATAACAATCAAAATATCAATGTTTTGATTTATGACAAAGAAAATCCGAATAATCCATTGAATGTCCCTGTTAATAAGGGGAATGAAGCTTCTGTTTATTTAAAATATATAATAGATCATTATGACAATCTATCAAATTACACCTTTTTTATTCACGATGAAGAATATGCATGGCATCATTCTGGAAGTTTAATCGATAAATATAAAGAAGCTGTTGCTAGTAAAAAAAAATATTATAATATTAACGATAAATGTAGTAATTCCATGAAAAGTGTTTTACGCGAATGCCAAGAAAAAAGGTGGTTGCATGATTTTCTTGGTTGGTACAAACAGTTTCTCGATACCTATATTCCATTCAATCAATTAGATTTAACAACATCTTATAGAAATAGTGCACAGTTCCTAGTACACAAAGACAATATAAGAAAATTACCCAAACAGTTATATATTGATTTGTATGACTGGATTATAACTACAAATTTACCAAATAGTCGAAATGGTAGATACTTGGAATGGACATGGCATATAATGTGGGAAACATACCCCAATTTAGAAAATAGAAAAATAAAAATAAAATATTACTTATCGATAGTCACCTCTTTTGCTATTCTTCTAACAATTTTTTCTTTATTTTTTATTCCCACTTCCGTGGGACCACCACCCATTGCCTCCATAATAATTTGATTGTATTCATCTGATTTTTTCGATTCTGGATTCATGCAATCTGGATATTTCTTTTGAAATTCTGGTAATAATCCCAGGTTTTTACTAACAACACTACTAATCACCTGTTTTATTTTCTGTTTTTCGTCATTTTCTTTTTCCCATTTATCTTTATCTTTTACATACATGATTTCTCTTTTTATATCACTGCAATGAACCGGTCGTTTCTCGATGTCTAAAGCTTTCAGGTTTTTAATGATTATCTTCGATATACCTTCTACATATCCCAAGTGCCCGAGGGTTTCTAAATCAGACAGTTGGAGAGAAATATTATCGATAAATTCGGATATATTCATAGCATCTTTGCATGTTTCGTTGAGAAAAAATTGCAAATTAAACGTTTTGTTGTTGCTATTGGTCTGATTGATGTTGTTTTGGTTAATGTTATTTATGTTTGTATTACTAATCACATTATTTTTCATCATATCCATCATCATTTTATTTTGTTCTACTAATAAATTTTTGAATTCGCTGTTCTCTTTCATCAAAAGCATCACTATGTCCTCTTTGTTTATAATCAAATTTTCAGGTTTGTCTAATTCATTTGTACATTTTTGTTGGTGCTTCCATAATCCAGATGATGTATTATATTTTTTACCACAATTGCAGGTGTATGTTTTTTTATGTTTTTTTGGAGTTCCATCAGGTCCATTCACATTGAGAATATGTTTGCGTCTCAATAAATGTCTATCCATATCACTCTTTATACTGCATTTGAAGTTACACTTTTCACAGTAAAATTTTGGTATGTTTTTATTATGGTTTTTTTCTGACATTTTGTTCCTAAATAGGAAGTAGAAAAAAAACATAGGTATTCAAACGCATTGTTTTCAAAAAAAATATGGTAACAAACTCAAAATTATATTTTTTGTATTGTGACGCTAATTTTCAATTATGGTCACAAAACATGTTTTTCGCAAAAAGTTTTTTAGAAAACAGAAAATGGACATTTATTTTTGTCCATTTTTTCATTTTTCAAAAAACTTTTGTGAAATTTATTTCATTTTTTTATATGTCACTGAAAAACGAACATGTAATTATTATTTTGGTATGACTGCATATTATCACGACGAAAATGTTAATTTCACTGTTTTTGTTTTATTTGAAGTGTCATTTGTAGAAAATGGCACGTGAGTTTTTATATTTGTTTTATATTTTTTTGTAATGAACTTGTAAATCCACATAAATCCCATCAATGTTATCATAGAAAACCCGATTAACGCGGTAGTAGCAATATTAATTTGACTGTTGCATTTTATGGAATATTGTTGTTGTGTTTTATAATAATATACTGTAAGCATTGGAAATACAAATATTCTGAATATAATAAACAATGCATAAAACACCGTGTTGATAATTTTATATATTTTCGTTGTTTTATCAACGATAAGTCGGCTCAATGTTAAAAACACGGTTTGAATTTCTATAGTGATAGAAAGTGCTACATGCCATTCGAATTCCTGTTCTATAATAGGTGTCAAACATAATACAAGTGTAATTCCATGATGTACTAATAAATCGCGAGGTTTGCTTACTACACAACTAGGATAGTTATATATCAATAAACTATCAATAATAATATATCCTATAAATGAATATATGACTATGGGAAATAAATTTATGAATATATAGTCGTATATATTGGTAACAACCAGTAATAAATAAATAGTGTTTACTATTGATATAAAAGATAGAACAATCACATTAAATATATCGTGTAGTATAATGTTTTTTATTTTATTATGTTTTTCCATTTTGTCTATTAGTTCTAGATGCATATTGTGTTTGTTTTTTATTGAAAAAAAACATTATAAATAGTAAATCAATTTTTTTTATTTTGGTATGCAACAATTGAAAAAATGATTGTAGTAATTTAGCGTGTTTTATAAATATAATATTTATTTAATGTAAATGGTTCTAACACATTTGAGTCCAACCTATGTTGCTTTTGGAACAATTACCGTTCAATACACTATGCCAGGTGATGATACACCTTTAACAGCTACTGCTACTTGTAGTGCTACTGGCTCCACACAATCAGGTGCTTTCGCTGCTTTTGAAGAGTCCGCAGCAGATGCAGTCGCAAACACAGTTCCTGTTGGTGCTAATACATTAAGATACGATCTATATAATACTGGTATTAAAATATCGTATGAACCTGCTGGTTCTGTAGCTGAATCTACACCAGTATATTATTCTCATCCAAGTTTACAACTTACAGGTGAATTACGTAGTGCAAATCCAACAACAGGTGAAATGTTGGTCGGTATTGATCCAACAGCCGGTACTGTTAAAATAGGTTCTAATCAAGCACCTGGAAATTATAAAGGTACTTATGGTACTTCAAATGGTGTTATTGGGAATCCTGTATTAGCAGTATCAGGATCAACATTTCCGAACGCTGTTTTTACTATAGTACAGGATGCAGCAGGTGGTGTTGAAAGTGATATAAAAAATTATCCTGCACTAGGAGTAAGAAGCACCACTCAAAAATACGACATTGCTGACACTGTACCTACAATTAAAAGCGATTTTGGTGAAATGTTTGGAGCAGGTATGAATTATGAACTACAGGATAATACTGGTTATACATGGTCATTGGGTACCACAACTTTTGGTGTTGAAGGACTAGATGCAAATAATAACCCTCAAGGTGGTTTTTCAGTAAATATGGTTAGTCTTGATGATAATAACAATCCAAGTGAAACATGTAATTTTCGTGTAGGATATGATGGTACAACATATGTAAAAGGATTAAACATTAATGGTGCACCTGTAACAATAGAACCTGGTACTGGTTATTTAATTGCAGGAGCCCGAGCAGAAGTATGAACGACTTCAACAAATAGTTTGACTAATAATAATCACTCATATTATATATAATGTAATTGAAATGGAGCATTTGAATAATAAACGGTAAAAAAATAAATATAAGGTATTTATTTTTTTTTGTTATTTAACGATATTTTTGTATATACATGATTGCTTAACCGTGGCATTTGCACATAATTCTTCTAGGTTTATGTAAAGTAATGTCTCTATTATATAAACTATTTATATAGTCTCCACATGTATTACACGTATCACTATTTATATGAATTTTAGGTAATTCATCATCTAGTGTGTGAAATACGACTCCCCAGTGACAATGTAAATTATTCGTTCCACTGTAATTAAATCGATAAAATAAGAATACTTTTTCCATAATGTAATTCACTTCTCTCTTGGTTGCTTTTACAAAGCAAATAGTATTATATGTTTTTGTATCATAAAAAGCATAACTTTTTATCATATCTATTAATTCATTTGCAAATTGTTTGTTGTTTCCAATTGCGTTTAATAGTAATTGTTTTTGAACAGATGTAGTCATGTTGTCGCGTTTGTCTAATATAAAAATAAAACCAATACTAAAACGATTTCAATTTTTTATTTTTATGTTTGTCTCTTTACAGTTGTCAATTCATTTTTCACATTTTTACGAGAATATTTTCCCAATCGTCGATACGTTTTTTCGCCATTGCATGTAATATTTGCGATTCGAATTTTGCATAATCTGTTATAAAAAGCCCATTTTCTTTATGTGTAAAAACACGATTATCAAATAATGTTTTAGCATTATTAAACGCATTATGCAAATCAAAATTATGCCTGTTTAATTCATATACCATACAACGATCAAAATCATATCCAGTTAATAGATCAGCTTCGCGGACAATATGGTATGCAAATTGATATTTACCCAAATCAGGAAAACCATTTTTTTTAACAGTAGAATAGGACATGGTTGATATGATTTGTTTTGTAACATCTAGTTCTTCGTATGTAAGTTTATCCCCTAAGAAATCTTCTATATTTTTTATACCTTCATCTTGATTCATGTATTTTTTATCACACATGTCATGGACAATGGCAGATGTGTATATAATGCGTTCATGTTTTTTGATTGGTGGATATTTATGCAATTCATTCTTGTATATATTATGTGCGTAATTAAGAACATTCATACTATGGGTTAAACCATGGGATTCATCAATATTATACTGTAGAGAAGTAGTAAATACGAATTTTAATAGTTTTGTGATTAGCATAATGTCGTCTATAGATTATAATTATATTATCTTTATGTAGTAATTTTTATGTAGTTTATATTGCGTTATGACGTGGTTTTATCATCTGCTATTATGACGTTGTCTTTGTGTTTTTGTATTCCTTCCATGTCATGGTAGTTACTGCTTGTTTAATGACTGGTTTCATAGTTTCCGTTTCTTTATCCAATTTTTCTGCTTTTTTCAATGCGCTATCAATATACAGTTCTTTTAGCAATGTTCCAACTGCAAATGAACCTTCATGCTGATCTAGTTCACCACGTTCAATTTGTTCTAATACCCCTAAGAATCGATAAAGAATAGCAAGATCAATCTCGTCTTTACGTACTTTATTGTATATGTCAGTGTAATAGGTGCATAAAAAATTACATTCAACGATGCATTCTAAATGAGATGTTTCCATGTCACCAGGGTATTTATTTTTGATTTCAATGACTTTTTGAATATCTTTACGCAAAAGTTCACTGTGCTTTAATTTACGAATTAATTCGGTTTGATCTTCTACATTATTTGCTTTGATCATTTTTTGAAGTTGCAGTCTAGCATTGTCGTCCATTTTTGGTTTATATATTAAACTAATTTTATTTCTTTAAATTTTATTTTTTAGATGTAATATATAGTAGATCTTTGTAGAATAAAATGACCGTGACTAAACCAGTATCAGCCACAACATATGGAGTAGTACCAAATCAAGTAGTTTCAAAATCAGCTGAACCAACTACCACTACAAGTGTAACACAAGCAACCAAAGGAGGAAAAAAAAGAACACAACATGGTGGTACCACCACCGTACAAGGAAATCCTACACCTACTCCATATAAATCGCATTCGTATCCATCTCCTTCACAGACATCCACTATGAATCAACAAACAACAGCTCAGGCGAACGTCAATGCTAGTAATGATAATGGAGCGAATAATTCTAATTGGAGACAAACCCCTGCACTTTCACCTGGATCATCCGGTGGTAGTAGAAGAAAATCTAGAAAATCTAGAAAATCTAGAAAATCTAGAAAAACCAGAAAATCCAGAAAATCTAGAAAACATAAAAGAAGAAATACACACAAAAAATAATAATATATATAAATATGCCATCAGGTAGAAATTGGGTAGTTTTTTTATATATTAATTTAGCATTTCTTATATTAATATCTTCGGTTTATGCGTTATTGTCAATAAACAACGTTATGAATAATTGGGCAGAGTATCGTTGTGATGCGCTTTTAATGCCATTTGCTGGATTAATAATGCAACCTACGTTGCCTCCTGGAACTACACCTTCTCAATACACGAAACAAAATTTTCAATATTGTTCAAAAAATATGATGAATAATTCAATGGGAGACTTTTTACAACCATTGGAATACAATAGTCAACTTGCTGCTAATAATGCGGCAAATACATCTAATTCATTAAATACAGCACGACAAAGTTCAACTAATGTTAGAAATTCATTGAGTGGTATTACAACATCTTTAGGTAATGTATTTACAAACGCTAGTGCTAACTCGAAAACAATATCAGGATATGGCTCAGGTATAATAGGAAAAACGCAAACATTAGGCACAGCATCAAATGGTGCCATTAGTAGTAGTACATCAGCATTTAAAAGTATGCCTCAAAAGTAGTAATTGCATAAGTAATTGCATAACTAATTTATAAATAAATTATTTTATAGTAATATTATTCATTATATATATCATAAATATATAATGAATAAAAATGATGATTATATAAACAAAGGAGAAAGTGTAAAAAATTTAAAACATATTTATAAGAAAACTACTTATTTTAAAAGTTATGGAACATCTATTTTTTTATTCATATTTATAACGTTTATTTTCTTTTTATTTTTTTCATATTATAACGTCAAAAACAACATACATAAATATCAATCCAATCCGTCGGAGTACAGATGTCATCCTACAGTAATGCCATTTGCAGGATATATTTATTCTCATCCTGGAATGTCTAACAGTCAATTTAATCGCTCTAATATCATGTATTGTATGAGAGAAACGCTAAAAAATATCATAGGAGACGTATTGCAACCATTAGAATATATTTCACAACAAATACAAAATATACAGTCGTTAAATTTTGGTTCTATGAACTATTTACGAACCATATTTAGCGATATTCGTAATGCAATGAGTGGAATATTTGCATTATTATATAGTTTATTGGCAAATTTGTTTGCATCTATTAACCACATAATAATTTTTTTATCCACTGCATTTATTAAAACCGTAACCATTCCATTATCTGTACTTTATGCAGGTGATATTTTGATATATTGTTTAAGAATTATAGCAAAAATGATTTTAACATCGATAATAGTAACACTTTCCGTTTTAGGAATCTTTATAACAGTAATATTTTTAGTTATTTTTTGGTTAGTTTTTGTAGCAACAGACGCGGTTCCAATAGTGGGTGCAATTTTAGCTCCAATATTAGCTACTTCAAGTGCATTTGGAGTAGCATCAGTATTTTTAGTAACCTATATAATAATTGCAGTTGTTTATGGAGAGATAGCATCCGCACTCAGACTAGGATTAGGTGTATCATACGAAGTAGCACCAAATCCACCAAAATTAAGAATACCAAGTATACATAGCAAAAAAGATAAAAAAAAGTAATGACAATATAATTTAAAAAATTTATCCATCTTTTTTATCTTTTTTCTAGATGTATTATATAACTTATGAAATTTAATTTAAAAAACTTTAGATTAGCCGATTTTTTGAGTAAAAGAATAAATACAATATTATTAATTGTTATTTTAATTATAATATTAACTGGTCATGTTGTATGTTCATGTTCAAAGATGAGTGCTAGTAAAATTGTTGAAAAAATGACATCACCTTCCACAAGACCCGGTCAGAATAAAAATCAGAATAAAAAAATAAAAGATTTGGTTGAAATAGTGAAAACAGTCAAAAACAAAGGAAAAGGAAAAAAAGAAGGATTCACTGGTGCAAATACAAACAACGGACAATCCGCACCATACCTTTTAGGAAGTCCAAGTGGTACAGTTACAATAGATACAAACAGTTGGAACCAACCAAATTTAGTAGTTAAATGCGATGGTAGTTATGGTAAAGGTGTAGCCGATATTTTAGGTCGTCCAAAACAACCAATTCCACTACCTGAAGGTGAATTAGATATTTTTGCCACAACACCATTTAAACCAGAATGTTGTCCTAATTTTTATTCTAGTTCTACTGGTTGTGCATGTATGACTACAGATCAATATAATTATGTACAAACTCGCGGAGGGAATAATGCCCCATATTCTGAATATTAGATTAGGAGTGAAATACGTTTATTTTATTATATGTATAAAAAATACACATAATAATAATAACCATGGATCATGGTTGATAAAGCATTTTATAGCCATCTTTTGTCGGTGTAATTTACGTTTGAATTTATTTTTAGCTAATAACATAAAAAATAAACAAAATAAAAAAGATAGATAGATTTAGTTATAAATTACAATTTACATATTACAAATTACAAATTACAAATTACACCTTTACACACTAGAATAAATTAAACATACATACCTCTAATCGCCATATTATCATCGCGTTCTTTTTTAATCAGTTTATCGACTATATCTTTTGTTATTGTAAACGGGAATTCTACTTTCATAGACATATCTTCTTCGAATAAATTGGATCCTGGCTTCATCAATCGATATAGATTCAATTTTGTGTGAATAATTTCCAAACATCTCTTTAATGAACGAACACCATCTTCTTTATTACAATGATTTTCAATGATATAGTGGATAGAATCTTCTGGTAAAATGATTTCGTCGCTACTGAATTTTACTTGTTCCTGAATTTTTGGCAATAAATACTGATAAGATATAACGGTCTTTTGTTTTTTATCGTAACCCTTAGTTTGAATGCAATACATACGATCACGTAAAATAGAATTTACTTTGGATTCGTCATTGTAACTGAATATGAATAAACATTTACTTAAATCAAAGTCAATATCCGCGAAATATTTATCATGAAATTGACTATTTTGAGATGTATCAGTTAAATGTGTTAATATTCCTGCAATCTCTTCACCTTTTGGAGTATCACTAATTTTGTCTAATTCATCAAAATAGATGACTGGATTCATGCATTTACTGTCAATAATAATTTGGACAATTTTACCCCAAACACTGCCTTCATAAGTATAAGAATGACCTTCTAGGAAAGAACTATCTGTTGCACCACCTAATGCGATAAATGCGAAAGGTCGATTCAAAATCTTACTGATGCCTTCTTTAACAATAGAAGTTTTTCCAGTTCCCATAGGACCTTTAATTGCAATAGCAGTTCCAATTGCATTTGGATTTGTTATCAACTGACCTAATAGTTGCATGATTTGCATTTTTGCATCATTTAATCCATAAACAGCATCATTAAGCGTTTTTTGTGCTTGTTCCATAAATTCATGGCATTTTTCGACACCGTCACTAATATTAACAGGAAGTGTTTTGTAATCTCCAAAAGGAATGGACATGAAAGTATCAATCCAACTTTTTAATTTTGCATATTCACCACTTCCTGGTTCAGCATAACGAAGTGCATTCACTTTTTTCATTGCAATAGCTTTAAATTGAAGAGGAATATTTGATTCAAGAATAGAAATGCGATATGGTTTTTCAATGCGAGTTATTTTATTAATTTCACGCAATTCTTTGATTAATTTTTTTTGTTCAGGAATAGCCATTTCAGTGAAAACAGATTTATCGTTCATTGTATTTTTATTGTGAATAATATGATTGAAAATACGTGAGTTTTTCTCCGATTGACGTTTTTCACGTTTTTCTGCCATTTTCTTTTCGTATTTCAATTTTTTTTCACATGCTTTTAAACATGTTTTTGCGACTTCTGAACTGGAAGTTTTACAAATTTCTTGTAATTGTTTTAACAATTCTTCATCGCTTTTATCTTTGTTTTCTGTGTTATTTAAAACCTCCAAAGTTTTTTCCGCTATTTCTTTTTTATCCGGTGTTTCTACATCTGATTTTGACGTTGTTTTATCACCTTTGGTTTTCTTGTCCTTTGATTTTTCTTCTTTTACAGATTCTTTCGTTTTTTTATCCTTGGATTTTTCTTTAGATTTTTCGTCTTTAGATTTACCCTTGGTTTTTTGGTCTTTTGATTTATTTTTATTATGTTTTTTCTTTAATAATTCTTCATCAGCAGTTTCATTCGAATCAGATTCAGATTCTGATTCTGATTCAGTTTCACTGCATTCTGAAACAACTTCATCTACATCTTCATCTTCAGTTTCATAAAATTCATCTTCATATTGCTGATCTAAATCATCTTCATCATCAACATACTCATACTCATAATTATCGTCACCACCAATAGTTAATATAATATTTACGTTATTTGATTTATCATCTTCTTCATCATCATCCTCTTCACTTTCATCTTTACTTTTGCGATTTTTGGATTTTGAGGATTGTGATTTTGTTTTTTCTTTTGAGTCGCGTTTGGTTTTACTAGATGTTTTTGATTTAGGCTTTTTATGTTTTACTTTTTCCTCTTCTTCATCGGATGAAGATTCGCTTTCAGAAGATTCATATTGTTGCATTTTTTTTGTATTTTTTTTAATTTTGTCGCCTAATTTAACTGTCTTGTCAAGATGTTTTGATGGGAACATTTTTTTCAAAAAACGTCTGTATTCATGCGAGTCAATCGATTCGTTTTCATCTTCTTCTGGGTCATATTCTTCATCGTCCTCATCATCATCATCATCATCGTCTTCATCAGTTGACCATTCGGATTCAGAACTCAATTCGATATCAGATTCTTCATCACTGGATTCATTGCGTTTTCTGTTTTTAGATTTATCTGCATTTTTTGATAATTGAGATTTTGATGTAACAGAGGTTTTCATTTGTTTGACCATTTTGATATTGGATGTTGGATCGGATATTTAGAAGTTTAAATAAAGCAAGTATTGTAAAATGTTAAAGGTTATATGATAATAAGATAAGTTTGTATTTTTTTGTGGTATCCAACAAAAATAAAAATCAAATCAATTTTTTATTTATTTTAGTTTTTTAGTTTTTTACTAACAAAATTAAAATAAAATTGATTCGTTTGTTGGAAATTAATCAAAATTAACACATACAACAAATCGAAATAAATAAAATTAATATTATTAATACATTAATAAACAATCTAAATATATCTTATAATAATAAGGAAGACATAAAGTATATAGTAATTATTTAATTTCTAATACTTAAAATACCATGTCGAATAATGCTTTAACTACCACTACAAATGTTAATAATAAACAGGTTGCTTTGAAAAATTATTCTAAAATAATTGGTGTTCAGTTTAGTATGTTATCACCAGATGAAATTAGAAAAGGTTCAGTTGCTGAAATTACTAGCAGAGATACATACATAAACAACAAACCAGTGATTGGTGGTTTATTTGATCCTCGAATGGGTGTGTTAGAACCTGGATTAATTTGTCCTACGGATGGTTTAGATTACATGCAGACACCTGGTTATTTTGGACATATTGAATTGGCTAGACCTGTGTTTTATATTCAATATTTGAGTACAATTCTGAAAGTGCTGAGATGTGTTTGTTTTAAATGCAGTAAGCTTTTAGTAAGCAAACAGAAATACAAACAAGCATTGAAATTGATGGGTGAAGCGAGATGGAAGTATGTCTTTGCATTGGCCAGTAAAATTAGACGTTGTGGTGAAGATACGGAAGATGGTTGTGGATGTTTGCAACCAAACAAAATTCGTAAAGAAGGTTTGTCTAGTATTTTCGCCGAATGGAAGAATGATGGTAATGAAGAAACAGATGAAAATATTATCATCAAATTGATTCCTGAATTGGTTTTGAAAATATTTAAAAGAATATCGGATGAAGATGTTTCATTTATGGGTTTCAGTCCTATTTGGTCGCGTCCAGATTGGATGGTTTGTCAAGTCATGGCAGTTCCACCTCCAGCTGTTCGTCCATCTGTGAAACATGACGCCCAACAAAGAAGTGAAGATGATCTTAGTCATATTTTGGTGAATATTATTAAAACGAATAAAACATTGCAGGATAAAATTCAAAATAATGCACCTTCAAATGTGATTGATGATTGGACAACTGTTTTGCAATATTATATTGCTACACAGGTGGATAATAAAATACCAGGTGTTGCTTCTGTTGCGCAACGTTCTGGTAGACCATTGAAATCAATCAAAGATCGTTTGAATGGAAAAGGGGGTCGTATGAGGGGCAATTTAATGGCGAAAAGAGTCGATTTTAGTGCTCGTTCCGTTATTACTGCGGATCCGAATATCTCAATTCGAGAATTGGGTATTCCGATGAAGATTGCCAAGAATATTACCAAACCAGTTGTTGTGAATAGCGCAAATAAAGCGTTTTTGACGAAATTGGTTCGAAATGGTCCAGAGGTGCATCCAGGTGCAAAAATTCTGGAGAAGAAGAACGGCGATTCAATTACGTTGCGATATATTGATAGAGCTTCTATTGTTTTAGAAGATGGTGATGTCGTCCATCGTCATATGATGGATGGTGATCCAATCCTATTCAATAGACAGCCAACATTACATAGAATGAGTATGATGTGTCATATCGCGCGAATTATGAAACGCGGTGACACATTTAGAATGAACGTAGCCACAACAAGACCTTACAATGCCGACTTCGATGGGGATAAACTTTAAATGTACAGATTTATCTTGTCCCCAACAGGTGACCGCTTGTTAAGTTGTAGATAATACTTAATAAGGAAAACGTTGTAATATCTACTAATTCATATTAGAATTAATATAATCACCTAGTCATTTAAATATAAAAGAATATAAATGTTTCTTGCTTTAATATATAATGAATGATTTATTAGAAAAAGAAGATTCGCATAAAATTATTGGTGAAATATATAAAATAACAAATTTATTGACAAATAAAATGTATGTTGGACAAACTAGAAGTCATTATCTAAATAGAGGAAAATATAGACCATTTGGACATATTGGAAGATTTAAAAAACATTTAAATGAAGCAAGTAGAATTAATAATAAATGTTCTTGTAGTTATTTAAATAGCACAATTAATAAATATGGTGCTGAAAATTTTAAATGTGAATTAATTATGAATTGTGAAATTGAACAATTGGATAATTATGAACGAAAATACATTTACGAATTAAATACAAAATTTCCAAATGGATATAATTTAACAAACGGTGGTCAAAACTGTGGTTTTGAAAAAGGGAAAAAAATTGTTTTGCAAGAAGTTTTTAAACCAAAAATAGATTTGTCGTTAAATCCAAATCTAAAACGAAGTGAAAAAACAAAACAATTAATTTCTAAACGTTTGAAAGACTATAAAAGTAATCCAAAAGTTAGAAAAGAAGATATGAAGAGAGTCCAAAAACAACATTTAGTTAATAGATTTGAAAAATATAAAGATATTAATATTGATGCTAATAACATTGATAAATATATTTCAACCATAAAAAATAACATATTGGGTTATGAATATGTTGTAATAAAATTTAATAAAATGCGAAGTACTTTTATAGGAAAATATGAAACAATAGAAGAGATAAAAAATAGAGCAAGACAATTTATATTAGATATATTAGAATGGCAACGCATCCAAACTGCTGGAACGTCCTTAGAGCCTTCACTACCACTCACATATGGAAACATTCGTGAGGAACTCGTTTAATTGACGACTCCAAAGGTAAAAACGTGAATGGATTGGATAATCAGCAACCAAGCCCCTAACCTCGCTAATGGTAAGAGTATGGGGAAGGCTCAGAGACTAGATGTTTGCGGGTTTCAAATGATAACTTGACCGGTTTGATGAAGCTCAAGGTATAGTCCAATCCTTACGAGAAATCGTAAGGCATTTCCGTTGGAGATGAATTTACATATGAGTCAAGATGTTGAATCCGAATCCGAATTAAGGAATTTGGCAGCAGTGCCTCACCAACTAATTAGTCCAGCCAACAATTCGGCGATTATTGGTATATTCCAGGATTCAATGTTGAGTTGTTT